AATGCGTCTATGTCATCTTGTGTAATCATTCTATTGCTCCTTTAATTTCTTCTACATCTTCTTCCAGATCAACGACTGCATCAGCTAGATCATTGTGTCTTTCCATTGTTTCTAACAAAGCCTCTTGAAACTTTATTAAGTTGTCTCTCTGCTTGTGTTGCTCCCACAGTAGAATGGCTACTGAGGTAAGTAAACCTAACAGTACTAAGTCAACTACTGATATCAAGATACGTACCTCGCAATCTTGTACTCAAGATTAGTGTGTACAATACCGTGCCACCCTGACAGTTTGTTCTTGACCACGTTGATGTGGCGTTGGTTGTCTTCTTCTTCTTGTCCCTCAACTGTAGGGTTCTTAGAGATCATAATCATCAGGTCAGCTTCAGCTGCCTTACCTGTACGACTGCCTTCCATCATGGCTTGGTTGAGTACAACCTTACCTTCTGCATCAGCGGATAGCTGAGACATGTAGAACATTGCACACCCTTGCTGCTTGGCAATCTGACGTGCTTGTATGGCGTTAGCCTTGAGTGCTTCGTCAGGCCGTGAGAACCCAGCGGTACGGGCAAACTTATCACCCATGTCAAGGATAACAATGTCAGGTTTGTACGACTTGCATACTGACTCAACCCAATTCATGTCACGGCCTGTTGCGTCCTTGAAGAACAGGTTACCCTTGATACGCATGAATGACTCATACGCTTTCTTCTTTGTCGCAGGCTCTTCGATCTGGTGCTTGTCGTAACCACTAACAGCATTGATGTACCGCATTACCACACGGGCATAGCCTTCCTCGTTACACAGCACAACTACTCTTGCACCTTGGTCACAGAAACCATTAGGTCCAGCTACCAGTGAGGCATGGAAGGATGTCTTGCCAGTGTTAGGCCGTGCGCCTACCTCAATCAAGTGACCAGCATTGATACCTTCAACCTTACGTGTGAGTGACGGGATGTTGAACGTCCACTGTGACTCAAGCTCATTAGCTGCAAGGATAGTATCGAAGTCAATGTCTTCCCATGTAACCTTCAGGTTAGGAGTGAAGTCATCTTGGTATTGCTCAAGCATCTGACGTAGTGGGTCAAGACTGTTCTTACTACCGTTGACGTAATCAAATCCAAGGTTAGCTATGTCTTCTCCTATTACCTGTTGGAATAGTTTAGACAGTACGTCTTGAGCAATGTCGCTGCCCATAATCTGTTGCTTAGATACTTGTGTAAACAGTACACTGAATGCACCCTTCTGTGCTGTAGTAAGGGTAGGGTTCTCTGACATAAAAAGAGCCTCAATCTCCGCTGGAGTTACAGTACGTTCGTAACGGTCCATAGCTGAGTCAATAGCCTGCTTGATCTTACGTACATCCTTGCTGAACAAACGATCAGGGCAACGTAAACCCTTGTGATCGTCATAGAATTGTTTGTCCATAAGGCTACGGATAAGGGATAGTTCCATAAGTTATTCTCCTAGTGTTGAAAGGTTAGCCATGTCGGCTGGCTCTTGGTATTTAAGGTCATCGGTTAGTCGTAATACTTTGACGGTATCTACGTGGGTACGTAGCTCCTTGGCAAACTGTAGCGTCTTGGGTAATGCATCGGGGTCTAATGCAATTATTGTCGTTGAGAACTGCGATAAGTATTTCTTATGCCCCGTTGATAGTGATGTACCCAACACTGCAACCCCGACATACCCATCACTATCTCCTACAACTGCCGCACTTATGCAGTCCTCAACAACTACAGCAGTTCTACCATGACCAGATACGTATGGCAAGTGACTTTTTCCATACCGTTTCCATTTAGGTAAACGTTTACCCAATGATCTGCCTGTAGCGTCTACCATAGCTCCACCATGTACAACAGGGAACACCACACGATGTTCTCTAACGTCATACAATAGCCCTAAGTCTTGTGGCTGTAACTTCCATTCAGTACAGAAGTTTTGTATTTTACTGTAGTCTCGTACAAACCAATCAGGTTTAATAAAAGATGCAACGTGTGTCTCTTCCGCAACAAAGCCAAGAGACTTACGAATGTCATCCGCTGTCATTGAGGTACGAGTACCACCTGACAATGAACAACTTGCCTTGTAACAATTCCATACAATAGAACCCATGTTATTTGTAACAGTAAAAGTGTTCTTAGTATTACATGATGGGCAAGTCATGCGTCTTGTCTCACCACTTACTAATGATAGATCACTTATAATATTATTTATATTCATAGGTTATATCACTTTCTTTGTTACTCGTTAAGTACTCGATTGTACTCTTATGTTTCTCTGTGTCAAGGCATTATTTGCAGAATCGTATGTATGCTTCATGTATGGTTTCACAGAAGACACATTATTGTGGCCTGTCACTGACATAAGTTGACCCATTGGTACACCACTGTCAATCATCTGTGTTACTCCTGTCCTACGTAGGTCCATCAATCGTAACTCCTCTGGCAGTCCAGCTAACCTCATTACCCTGCGACCTACCTTAGACAGTCGCTCCATCGCATACGGTTCGTACTTACCCATCGTTGGCTTGGGGTGAGGTACTACGTACTCTTGAAAACCAAAGTCACTTCGTTGTTCATTAAGCATTACAGCTAACTCATCTGATATGGGAAGCGATACGTCAGCCCTACGTTTGCTTTGTTCCAATGTAAGTACACGGGTAGCCAAATCAATGTTCTCCCACTGTAACGTCCTCATATCGCCTAGTCGTTGACACCATTCGTATGCCATCTGAACAATCAACCCTACATTTCTGTACTCATAATCGCTGTACGCTTTATCAAGAAACCTGATAACGTCACTGTGCTGCCACACTACCTTACGTTGCGGTGTACTGTACCGTTCGATCTTAGCCCAAGGGTTCTGATGTGTGTGCTCCATCTTGATAGCGTAGTTGTATACCCTACTGGCACAGGTTGCAGCATGATTAGCAAAGCTAACGCCACGCTTAACCCATCCCTCATACGTAGCCTTAGCCATCTTTGATGTGACCAACTCGTACTTACGTGTGCCTAAACTCTGGTGGAGAATTGTAAGGAAGTATCTGTAATCCACCTTAGTATTAGGACGTAACATATTGAAATCATTAGATTGATAGTATGAGTTAATCAGGTCAGTCACCTTGCTGCTGGGCTTGATACGTGTGATGCTTGCCTGTGCCTCACGGTACGTGTCAATAGCTGCGTTATGTACCTTGACAATTTGTCGCACTTGCTTGAGGTCACTGCCGTACTCCTCTCGTTTAACTACGTCCTCATCTACAAGAGATTGAGGTGGGTTGAATCGGTAAGAGATGTCACCCGAAGGTGACACCCTTTCTTGTACGTAGCGTGGTAGCTTCGCCATCTATGCAGCTTCCAACATACGGAACCTGTCATCACTGACCCACTTAGATACCTCTTGCTCACGTGACCACATAGACATAGCCTGTGTGTCGTTGCCAGTGTTCTTGAGGTTGAACCCATTACGTTCATCCGCATAGCTGGCATAGTTAGTCATAGCACTATACAGTGCAAACTTATTGTGACCACGTGTGCCTGCCTCACTCATGTATAAGCTGTACATACGCTCAGACTTACGCTTAGACCCAAGCATGTCATCAAGAAGTGTGCTTACATCTACGTACTTGAGGTCAGTCTTAGCCCATACCTGCATCTGTTCTGCATGGTGATAGAAGTCAGTCCTTGCACGATTTAATTCATAGATGAAACTGTCCATCGTGAAGTTAGATGTGTTCTTCTTACGCACCTTGTCGTGATCACCACTGATACAACCATTGGTACAGAAGAAATCGATAGCGCCAAAGAATACTTGGTTGCTGCATGACCCATCAATACCGTGCAAGCTGACGATACGATTGCCAATGGAAGTCTCAAACTTATCTGTCTGAATGGTAGACGTTACGTTAGGTAATGTGATGTCAAGCATAGCCCATGCACCATTACGTGCAGTACGGAAGCTAAAGTCAGCATCATCTAGGTCATTTGCATTTAGTGTCTCAGTGGCAGTGTCAACTACACCACGAAAGAAATCACCATGTGATGCACACTGAAAAGATTTACCAACAATACCAAGTGGTTGTCCTGTGTCTTGGTTGATGACGTACTTCTTGTCGGGCATACGTGTGTCCTCAAATGCAATGTCGAAGTCTAAGTTCTCTGGAATATCAAACGGCATACTGTTCTCCTTTGTTTGTATGTACGGCAACTGTGCCATAGTTGTATGGTATATGTCTACCCTGTACTAGTAACGGTAAGCTATTCATAGAATATGTGTGACCCATATTTCACTTTCTTGTCAAGCTGTGAGCTCCAATACGGCTTAACGTATCTTGCGTGGTAGTGTGTTGCTCCATTGGTTACGTCAGGTACATTACCAATTAGAACCTCATTGGCAAGCAGCACGGACTTAGCCCACGCTACCATATCTGTTGGGTCATCTGACTTACCGTCACAGTACCAGCTAAACTGACACTTGTACCTACCCTTATTGTAGCCTTGATGCACTACTTCGCACACATCATTAG